TCAGGTCCTAATACTATATCGTATTCTTTTGGTAAAATGCTAGGTGTTACAGCCGCATCTGGTGTACCAGGCCAATCTAGCTTCTTTATAGCTAGGGTTACCAATGTATTACTAGATGATAGTGATATGGAAAAGTTTACTAGGTTAGGTGGGTGGAAAGCTATAGGAACTATAGAATGTATTCCTTTTATAAATTTTAATGATTCAAAGACATCTCCTATAGTAGCTAGGCCAATTAATGGAAATTATACACAATACCCAGTAATTAATGAGATAGTGCTTGTAAAAATACTTATAAGTAAGCAAGCACAGAATAATATAGGTAATTACAATCCTGAGTTTTATTACACAGACATAATATCTGTATGGAATGCCCCAGAACATAATGCGGTACCGGACGTTTCTTTTTTTAAAGAAAACCCAAATTCAACATCTGTTACAGGTAAATTCCTATCAACGGAGAAATAAAAAGATTAATCAAGGCCCCAGGAGATATAACATTAGAAGGTAGAAGAGGTGGTAGCATTAGAATAGGATCAAATACTGTCGGGTTTAATACCCCATGGACAGCAAAGGTATCAAAACCAATACTGCTAATATCTAACAACCCAAGTAAAGTAAGTGGGCCGGCCAGGTTCGAAGATGTAAATAAGGATGGATCACTACTAATAATGATGTCAGGCCATAATGTTGGGTTTATTCCGGCATCAACTAATTTCCAATCTTATGACACAACTGTATCTATTGTTGAAAAACAAAATATAGTCGTAGTAGATCAAGCACCTAAGTCACAAGATGCTATACCTCTAGCACAAACAGACTCTGTCCCTTTACCAAAAGAGGTACCTGTAGTTGGTTCAAAACCAGTAAGTAATCCTATACCACCTACTGAAAAAACAGACGCACAGACGGATGAAGAGGAAATGCCAGAAAGGGAAGATCTAGAAGAGAGTATGATAGTTGATGAAGAAGTCATTGTTCTTCCAGTTACATTAATAGATAATTCAAATAATGCAATAGTACCAGCAGAGGTTAAAACTAAAACAGGGCAAAAAAATATTACCAAAAGTACTCCAAATAATAAAGGATCTCTGTACGTAAACACATATTATGATGATGCAAAAAAAGCAGGAGATATGTTCGGACTAGATCCTATCATAATATTAGCCCAAGGATCTTTTGAGAGCGACTGGGGAACCAGTGTAATGGTTAAGGCATCCAATAACTTTTTTGGTGTAACAGCTGCAGGAAAAACAAATGATTACTGGAACGGAGCTATATATCAATCAAGGGCAGGAAACAAATTAAAATTCAGATCTTACAATACGCCAGAACTTAGTTTTAAAGATTTTGCTAGATTAATAAAAAGTAAGTACAAAGACGCTTATAGTGTTTCAGGAAATTATAAATCCTATGCTAATAAAATAGCTAACAGTCCGTATATATCAGAACAGAATGGAGATAATAGAGAAAATTATATGAAAGCTGTAATATCTAGATATGAAAAAATAAAATCTTTAATAAAGTAATGCCATTCACAGATTTCAATAGCTATGAGAAGGACACAGTAATCCTTAATTCTGACAGGGTAATCCTGAACAGCAAGGATGATTCTGTGTTTATTTTATCAAGAAAGACTGTTGGAGTATCAGCTGCAGAGTCTGTACACTTTGATGTAGGTCCCATAGGATCCAAGGATGGTAAATATATTTTTATTGTAAATTCACCATCAATACAATTAGGTTTACCAGAAAATGGAATAAACGAACCCATAGCCAAAGCAGATTCTGTTATAGACTTTATTAAAGATATTATAGATTCTTTAAACCAATTCTCAACTAGTTTAGCAGCAGCTACTGGATTAGGTGTAGGAGTTTCTAAACTTCCTGAAATATCTATAGCATCTAACTTATTAAAAATGAAACTAAATAGATTTAAAGAAAAGTATACTTTAGACAGTTCTCCTATAAAATCAAAAGTATCTAAAACTATATAATGGCCATAGATCTAAATAAAGTATCATCATCTGATAGTGTAAATAGCGCTGTAACTTCCATATCTGGTGCCGTTAGTGATCCTTTTGGGTCTGCTATACAGCTAACCTTAAATAAGGTAAATTCTTTGACTGTAAATATAGAAAAGAAAGTAGATCAGTTAGTTGAGGAGGTTGTACAAAAAACAGATAGTAAAGGTAGAGTATCGTTAGAAGGGAATAACTTAGTAATAACAGTAAGGAGAGAAGATATAGCACAAGCCCGAGAACTACAAAAAAGAGTAAAAGATAAGATAGATTCTATAAAAAAGACAATAACTATACTTAAAACAGTACTTAATTCACTAATAGCTATACAAACTGCAATAACAGTATATAAGTCCTTGTTGGATTTGCAAGAGGTTTCACTAACTATAAACCCAGTAACTGGGCCTATGTTTCAAGTTGTTAAACAAGGAGTGAAAATTATTTTTTTAAAAGAGATGGTAAACCAGTATGTAAAGATACTAGGAAGACAGCTTTTGCAAAATAATCAGGTATTAGATAGATTAGTAGATAAATTTAGAAATATACAAGTATCAGTAAAATTACAAGAAGAAGCGGATAAAGGAAGCTACGTTAACTACGACGTAGCAGAACAGCTACTTGCAGATGATGCTTTAGGTAAAAATATAGGACAAGTAACACAGGACTTTTCAGATAATGAGTTTTTACAATATATAATAAAAGTAGAAAAGTACGATGAAAAACAACTAATAGCAAGAGCCAGAGAAAAATCCTCAGGAATGATAAAAGCTCAAACAGCTCCTAGTTATTTTGCAACACCTGCTGAATTGACTGAAGAATTAAAGACAATTTTAAATATAGGATTATAAACCAAGTAACTAAATATTTATAAGTATGACACAAGAACAATTGATACTGTTCAAAGAACTAATTAAGGAAACTGTTAAGTCAGCAGTAAGGGACGTAGTTAAAGAAGAGATGTCTATTACTATTAAAAAAGACTTAAGAGAGGTAAAACAGCTATTAGCAAAGTCCATTAAAGAAGGTAGAGAGCATAACTCCAAGGTACAGTACATAGAAAAGCAACCATTAATTACAGATGATTTTAGGACTAAACTTAGAGAAGCTGTTGGTAGTGATTTTAGACCAGCAAAATCAACACCGATTATGCCATCTATATCTCAGGAAGCAGGCCTCCAAATGTCAAGTAATGGTACGTTACCAGATATAGATGCACCGATTCCTTTTATAGATAAATCATCTATCATGTGGAAAGATATGAAAGAAAAAATAGGATAGTATGAGAAAAAGAATTGAGTATACAGTTGATAGCAGTACTAGAAATCCTAACAGGGGGTTAGGTATAAAATTACCTTTCAATACTCATAATGTATTTACTATAAACTATACTACTAAGGATCAAATAAAAAGCAATCTTACAAACTATATGTTAACAAATAAAGGAGAAAGACCATTTAATCCTGAATTTGGAGCTGACCTAAGAAACCTATTATTTGACCAAGACTCAGACTTCACCTCAGCTAAAGAAGTTCTTTTAGATAATCTGGTTATATATTTTCCAATGATAACTATTAATAATCTAGATTTTAGTTCTGACTCTGCCAGAAACTTGTTAAACGTAAAACTGGATTATTCAATAAGGAAAGATGCAGATACAATATTAATACAAATAACCTAATGACACAGAAGGACATTAAATATATAAACAAAGATTTTAGTAGCTTCAAAGAGAGTTTAATTTCTTATGCAAAGAGCTATTTCCCAGAAGTTTACAACGACTTCTCAGAAGCTACTCCTGGAAATATGTTTATTGAAATGGCTTCTTATGTGGGAGATGTTTTATCATTTTATGTAGATAAACAAACTCAAGAAAATTTTCTTTTATTTGCACAGGATAAACAGAATCTTATATCAATGGCGTACGCTTTAGGTTACAGGCCTAAAGTCGTAAGCACAGCTATAGTAGATTTAAACGTATATCAACAAATACCAGCAATAATACAATCTAGCGTAGCATCTCCTGACTATACTTATTGTCTAATAGTGGATAAAGAGGCTAAGGTAAAGTCTGCTACAAACAGCGATATTGTGTTCATAACTCAAGATTCTGTAGATTTTAGTTTCTCTTCTTCTTTTGACAAGACTGATGTATCTGTATACCAAATAAACAACAGTACCAGTCAGCCAGAGTATTATTTGTTAAAGAAGACAATAAAAGCCATAGCAGGTACAATAAAATCTCAAGATTTTACATTTGGACAAGGAATTAAGTTCAATAGCGTAACTCTTCAAGACAATAACGTAATACAAATATTAGATATTATAGATAGCGATGGTAATAAGTGGTATGAAGTTCCATACTTGGCACAAAATACTGTATTTCAAGAAGTTCAAAATAATGAGCTAAATGATCCATTTTTATCTCAATATAACAATACTACCCCTTATTTACTAAAACTTAAGAAAGTAAGCAGAAGATTTGTTAGTAGATACAACGAAAATAACTACTTAAGCATAGAATTTGGGTCTGGAATAAGTGGTAATCCGGATGAGGAGATAATACCTAACCCTGATAATGTAGGTCTTGGGCTAATAGATTCTATATCTAAAGTTTATACAGCTTACGATCCTTCTAATTTTATATACACTAAGGATTATGGATTAGCTCCAAACAATACTACCTTAACAGTAAGATACATAGTAGGAGGCGGTATTAAAACAAATGTACCATCTAATGATATATCTCAAGTATATGAAATAAACACAAGTACGGTATCACTAAATCCTACTTTATTAAACCAAGGATTACTAGGTTATATACAAAGATCCATAACATTTAATAACGATATGCCTTCTTCAGGAGGTGGTGACGGAGATACTATAGAAGATCTAAGATTAAAAACAATTGCAAGTTTCCCTACACAACTTAGGAATGTGACAAAAGAGGATCACATAATAAGAGCCTTAAGTATGCCTCCAAAGTTTGGTACTGTAGCTAAAGCATATGTTACTCAAGATTTAGCATTAGCAGATGCAATGACAACTCCTGATTATATTGATAACAATCCTTTGGCTTTAAGTTTATACGTATTGTCCTACGATGCCAACAAAAGATTGACTGAGGCATCTTTAGCAGTAAAGGAGAATCTAAAAAATTACATATCTCAGTATAAGATAATGACAGATGCTATAAATATAAAAAATGCCTATTATATAAACATAGGTATAAATTTTGATATAGTTGTTTTACCTTCTTACAATAGTAGAGAAGTTTTAAACCAGTGTCTAAATGCTGTAAGAGACTACTTTAATATAGATAAATGGCAGATAAACCAGCCAATACTTTTATCAGAGCTTACAAATGTGATAAGTTGTGGAAATATAAAAGGAGTGCAAAGTGTTTTAAAAATAGAAGTAGTAAATAAATACGGGGTATCAAATGGCTACTCTCAGTATGGTTATGACATTAAAGGAGCTACTAAAAATAATATAATTTATCCTAGCTTAGATCCTTCTATATTTGAAGTTAGGTATCCAAATACCGATATTTACGGAAGAGTAGTAACTTATTAAACATAAAAAATGGCTGTATATAAAATATTTGCTGAGAAAGATACCACTCTATACTCTGACTACGACAAGTTAAACTCAGGTATGGACCCTATTTTGGAATTGACCAAGAACGTAAGTCTATACTATGAATCTCAATCCTCTGCGGCTAGATTTTTAATTAAATTTGCTAATGATGACATGACTAATGTAGTAAGCAATTACATTGGCACATCTTCGTATAGCAGTAGTTTAAAATTATATTTAGCAGATGCCACAGGATTGCCAACAGATTATGCAATAGAAGTTTTTCCTGTATCTGGTGCATGGGATATGGGTACAGGTAGATTTGGTGATAGTCCAATAAACACTGATGGGGCTTCTTGGAAATACATGAATTCTGATAGTACAGGTCCTTGGAAATTAACTTCATTTCCTACAGGAGTTACGGCATCTTACACAGCAACTAATTCTGGAGGGGGAACATGGTATTATAGATCAGGATCTAAACAATCATTTGGTGTCTATATAGATAAAGATGTAGATATAGACGTAACAAATGCAGTAAAAGCTTTTATAACAGGATCTATACCTAACGAAGGATTTATAGTAAAATTATCAGGATCTATTGAATTTAATAAATCTTACACATTTTCTTTGAACTATTTTGGAAGAGATACTAATACGGTATATCCACCAGTACTAGAGTTTAAATGGGATGATTCTAAGTATGTAACTTCAGGATCATCAGTAACTCAGGTATCTTCACAAGATGTTAGAGTGTCTTTATCAAATAATAAAGGAGAGTTCAATCAAAACGAAATACAAAGATTTAGATTGAATGTAAGAGATCAATTCCCAGTTAGAGTCTATGCCACATCTTCAATATACACTACACAAAAATACTTACCAGCAACGTCTTATTACTCTATTAAAGATGTAAAATCTGATAATGTTATTATAGACTTTGATAATAGTTTTACTAAAATAAGCGCTGACACACAAGGTAATTATTTTGATATCTATATGTACGGATTAGAGCCGGAAAGATATTATAAGATACTAATAAAGACAATAATAGGTGGATCTACTTTAATATTAGACAATCAATACTTTTTTAAAGTACTAGAATAATGGGAGAACAAGTAAACATAGTCAGAAAAATATATGGTAAAAACACATTTGCTAATGTAATTGATGTGCAATTCAGTCAATTAGTACCAAAAGAGTCCAAAACAATACCAAAAGAACCATCAACAGTAGATACTTTTTTTACTGATTATGATACTTTATTTTATGATATACCACTTAGTGGATCTGATAACTCACATGTTCAATTGGCAAAAAGAAGTTCGGAATATATAGGTATTAATATTGACGATTTAGAGGAAGAAATAAGAAACTTAAGAGATGAGAATGTATCCCTAAAAATTAAAATAGCAACACTTACAAACTTAAATAAATAATGGTAAAGTCTGTAAATAAGATAAACGGTAATATTGATAAGTACGATACTATAGATACATCTTTAATATCATCAAGAGATTATGTCAGGCAGTTTGGTTTAAAAGAGGATTATGTCGAGTATCACGTTTATACCATTAATGATAGTTTAATAAACTCAAATTATAACTACACAGACTATAAAATACCAGGAACTTTACAAGGATCAGCAGATACCTACACTCAAGAACTAGAACTATTCCCAGGAAATATTGTAGAAAATCTTGGTTTTACATATGGTACCTATAAGGTACAATTTAATGTTTTTAGAAAAAAAATAGTTGATATAAATAGTAAAGTTTTTTACATAAAAGAACTTTCTAAGGATAGAACTGAACTAAGAATAACTTCTAATGATCTTTCTAATTTAACTATAGAAGATGGAGTAATTAATTTTTTATACGAAATACAATCTTCTCCTTATTTTAAAGACTTTCTTTTAAATTTTGGAGATAATAAGATAGTAAATGGTATTAATATAGCTCTAGATAAAAATACTAATCCTTATAGCATATTAGTAAAACTGTACCAACCATTACCTTCTGAGTTTGATTTAAAGTCATCTTTTTGGTTTGTAGAAGAACTATCAGAATCCCTTGTTTTTGAAGTAACTTTAGAAC